ACATTTCAGCAAGCGACTGTTCTTTCCATGTGTAGCCCTCTGTTGGCTGCATTTGGAACTTAAAGATAGTCTTAGTTCCACTCGGCCATTTCGGATTCGTATCAAACGGATAAGCACCTGAGATGATGTCTCCGTTGTTGTAACGTTTGTCCTTAGCAAGCGGCTTGATGAATGCTGCTACCTTTCCATAAGCGTGGGTAGGCATACCTCCATTTTGTGAAACAGCAAGAGCAATTAGTACCTCTGTAATAGCTGAAACAGTATCAAGATTTTCCTTGTTTTCGGTTACTGCTTGCTCAGCTTTATCCGTTGCCTCTTTGTTCTTTTGTAGTTCTTGAGCTACTTTGCTGAATTTTTCGTTTTCAGCTCGATTGGGGAAATTTTCCTCATAGAGCGACTCAAGAGCTAATTCAAAAAGCTCTGTATTTGACAAACCGATTTTGTCAGCTGGTAGCAAGACAGGTACGATAGCACCGTCTGAATTGACCAACGTGACCTTTGTAGCGGATGCTGTTCCGCTGGCGTCGTATTCTTGGGACTTCGTCCCGTAATTTAATTTCATAGTTCCTCCTTAAATTTTGAATGAAATGTTATCAAAGTTGAGCCAAATAGCATCAACGTTTGATTTTACAACGATATGACCTTCTGGATATATTCCTAGAGTCGCCCCAGAGTAGCTGTTATTCAATCCAATAACATACATAGCCTTTTGAGGTCTGAAACCAGATGGTAGGATACCAATCACGGTCTCATCAGTCGTTTTACCCTTTGTGGCTGAACCCCTCAGATAAACAACGCCATCAAAAGATTTTGAAAATTGGACATTGTTAAAATTGGGATTTGGATGATTTACCCACCCGTTTTGCAAAGTTAGATTTTGCCAAGGCGTGGCTTGAGTGTATTTTTGGATGTCATTCTTAGAGGCATATTCTACCCAATCCTCCCAATCGTCAACAGTCATAGACCATCTGTGATGTCTAAAATAGACTTGTCCGTTATTTCCGTAAAATAACTGGATTGACTCTTTGTAGCCACCGTCATTTTTCCCATAGTTGCTATAGTGTAACAGATAGCCCCACTGACCGTTTGGATTTCCTCTAGCTGTTGGATCAATGTAATACTGGCCAGGCTGATCTAGTAGATTGGTATTAGTCACGTTAGGCTTGCCATCGAACCATAGAGGAGCACCGTTGTTTCGAGTTAGTTGATACTGCTGAATAGGCTGATTACTTGAGTATATATCGCCTAAAACATCTAAAGAGCCCGGTTTACCAAATTCTGCGACCTTACCGATGCCTACACGTCCGTTCTTATCATAGGACATTACTACGCTTTCGGTTGCAACAGTAGCTGAAAATTCAACGCTTGTAAACTTGTCCTCAAGCTTACCAATAATCACAAAGGATTTATTCGATGGATAATTTCCCGACATGTTAGCGGCTGAATTAGTCAATGTATGAATACTTGTAAAATTACCAGATGCACTACCATTATCATCCGTGAAATTCTCATTACCTATTTGAGCAACTTTGAAAGTTAAGAACATTACATTCCTTTGCTTTCCTGATTGCATTATAGGGGCTATTCGGGCATTTCTTAATACCTGCAATGTATTTGGATTGCCTCTAGTTCTAAGCGCGGAGAAGCTAAAGGAGGGGGCGTAATACTCAATCACGTTGATAGTAACATCTTTAGTATCTGATCGTTTACCCCTGCTATCAATGACATAAGCTCGAATGGTTGCAGACCCTTTGAAATTCATCATTCCTAAGTGGCCTCCATCTTCTGTCACAGTATTTTTCTTGTTGACAATCTCAGCTCGATATCCTGTAATAGTAGAACCATAAGCACCAGACGCATTGTTGAAGTTTACTTGGATATCTGAAATGATTTGTAAGAAGTCATTTCCACTCAAAAGCTTTTTTGCGATCGTATTCGCATCAGTTAATGAAAGACCTGTGAAGGTAGGCTTTACACTATTTGGGATTTCAAAATACCAGCCTTTTGAATAAACATCATTTCCAATTTGAACAGTTCCGTTATAAGTTCGAACACAGATGTCAAGTTTCCCAGAACTTGCTTTAGGTAAGTGTCGAGCAAGATCTAAAGACGGGGTAAAGGATACACTTGTTCCATGGTTCTTCCCTAAATCAATCCAATCGCTACCAAAAACTCTGTACCACACTTGATGAGTAAATGAATTAGATTTGCGGTCAATGGTAAGAGTATGAAGACTTCCAAGCTGTCTAGTTCCCGAAAGTGCATTGTCACTTATACCACTAGATCGAGGGATGCTTGAAAGTGTATAGCTTGCTGATACGGTAATGTTTCCATGCACTCCATTATTTGGGTCAAACGATGCCCATACTGAGAAAGCCTTTGTCCCATCGCTATTATGAGGAATAGTAGCTTCACCAGATGCTAGAGTAGTTTCTTGTCCCTCTGTCTCGAAACTTAAATTGCTCTTATATACGCTTGAACCATTTAACCACACAGATAAAACACTTCCATTTTCAGCGTTCCAAGTCCGGTAACCTCCATCCCGGTCTACGGTAGCTCTCCAACTAACCTTTGACGAGTTATTAGTGACGTCTTGACTAACTTGTTCAATATAAATATTCAAGTGCAATGGGCCACTAGAATTGATAAATTTAGTCATTTTCCTCTTTTCATCCTCCTACGTATCGAACAACATTCACATCTTTGTCAAGATAATACTGCTCTGTTCTAAAGCGTCCGATTTGAACTGACGCGGTGAAAATACCGTTGTCAATGTAGATTACACCTTGCGAAATATACATGACTTCTTTGCCTGCAGAAAACATAGAAATCCTATCATGACTGACTTTTATTGATGAACTAGCATCGTTCTTTCCAATGATGAGTCCCTCATTTGAAGCACTCATATAGGTATCGATGAACTTTTTCATCTCTTTCAAGCCACCAAATTCTATTGATAAAAACTCAATTCTCCTGCCTGCTTCGATTAAATCAGATTCAGATTTTTTTTGGCTTTCTGCATTTGATTTTACCAAAGCATTATAGGCTTTTTCTAAATCACTGAACTGCTCCATTGTCGCTTTAGCTTTTAATTCTACATCATGAAGTTGAGCTTTCTCAGCTAGCGCATTTAATTGCTCATTAGTCAATTTATGGTCTGCTTTTGAGTCAATGCTGGTCCTAATTTCTTTTAATTGTTTTTCATCTAAAGATCCCTTTTCTCCTCGATCACCTTTTGGTCCAGGATCCCCTTTAGCTCCTTGAGGACCTTTCGGTCCAGGAGTCAATTCAATTTTTTTTAGATCTTCTTTCGTCGCTACATCTTGAGCGTTGATAGTGAGCTTATCAATGTTCATTACAACTTTGCCGTCACGTACGGAAACAATCTCTTGCAAACCATTCATGATTCGCAAACGTGCTAAATCCAGATCTCCAGCAGTTATTTTTTTGGCATTTAATGTAATGTAATTACCAATTGCTGCAGAGACTTTTTTTGCCAGCAATTCATCCGTGGTTATCGTATCGACAATTTCTCCGACATTAGCGCTGTCTGCCTTTTTGACCCATGAACCTTCTACACGCTCCCACATTTCAACATAGCCACCATTAGGTTTAAACCATATATCTCCATTTTTTGGCTTGGTAGGGCTTGATGTATCAAGGTACATACTACCTTGTTTAGTGATAAGTTCGTCCAAATACTCAATTTGACGTTGTATGGCCCCCTTATATTTATAAGTACCTTGTGCAACTCCAGCAGCATTTCCACTACTATGGGCAGATAAACCACCATCAAACGAAAGTTTGTAGGACAGCATTGGAATATCAAAATAGATATTTTCATCCCAGTGTACTGTAACCCAGTCACCGGATTCCATGGCCATATCACCACGCCAGGACAATGTATATGGATAAAAGTTAAAATCACGGTATTCATTGAAGACACGATCCAGAATTTCTTGTGTAACCCATGGATTTTTTAACTTCATGATATTACCTGTGGACAATCCTGATTTATACACAACCTTATCAGCAGACTTACACTCAATACCTTTCAACCTGTAAGGTATCTCGTCACGTTCTAATCCACCTGGCTTATACATATCTTTTGTGATATGTCTTGATGTTGTCTTTAGCTTGATAAAATCAAGCTTCCCATTACGATTAAATCTGACGAAGCTTCCTGATAATTGTGCTAAATAAACTAACGCCTCACGATAACTTGTTTTTTCTAGTTTCTTCGCAACTTGATCATTTACTAATTGGATATTAGTATCTGTCGTGATACCTGTCAATCTCACGATTTCTGATAAAATATCCCTTGTATAAGCTGGATAAGTAAGCTGACTATCATAAGTACCAGACAATCTAACAAACTCGTCCTGTAGCTTAATTTTGGTCTTTTTATCATTACGATCTAGCTTGACCTCGGTAACAAAAAACTTGCCAAGTGGGACGGTTTTACCCGCAATTGCTACCGACATTGTTGCCGGCATCATTTCTTGCAGACCTTCAATAATCTCTTTAATTTCAATTTCTAGACTATTGATGTACCCACCACCAATTGTAAAATCATTACTATTACCGATGGAACTGTCGTAAGTAGCTGATGCAATTTTGGTTTTTGTGTATCTCTTACCATTTAAGTCAAAGTTAGCCTCAAACACGCGCAGATGGTTCTCTATTGCTTTGATATAATCTGATGTTACTTCTAGCATAATTCCTCCTACTGCTCGATAATAGATACAGATAAGCCGTTGTAATAGGTCACACCGTCACTCAGACGCCCCATTACTGTCTCTGTGATAGTTCCGCGATAACCAGTGATAGACTGTCCTAAAATGTTTGCAGTAAAAAATCCGGCTACCAATTTAGACTTGATAAGATTTCTTTCTGCTTCTGTGATAATTCCCCATTTGATGGAGAATGTACGTTTTTCTGCAATGACGTCACCCGTCATCAATCCACTAGCACTACGACCCGTAGAAGATGACCAGATAATCTCATTATTGATGCTGATTTCAACTGGAGAAGCAAGAGCTACTCCACCTACTGATATTTCACTCATGCATACCTCCTAAATCATGAGGGGGGATTCCCCTGTTTTAATTGCAATTTCATTGATTTTATCTACAATCTTCTTGGTGATTTTATCACCATCAATTGTCAAATCAAGAGCACGAACCGCTTGTAACAACTGTGTCAGTAAGG